CATCAGGTGGTGGTAAAGGTGGATCGGTTGCAGATGGTATTATTCCTGTGTTAGATGTTAAAAGTGTATTTGGATTAGCTTTTGGTATAAGATTAAATGCAAATACTAAAGATGAATTAGTTTTAGAAGTGAATGATAATTTAAGTACTGGGTTAGGTGTTGGAGCATCATTTAATATAATAGCATACGGATTTGAAATTGATCGTAATCAAGAAGGTTAATGTATTTTCCACCAACTAAGATATACGTAAAACCTGTTGAAGGTAAGGGGTTAGGTGTCTTTGCACGAGAAGCAATTGCAGAAGGAGAAATTATTGAAATTTGTCCCTTAATGTCATTAGGTAAAAAACCAGGAGGAAAAAATCAAGATCCATTTTATGATTATCGATTTGCCTACCCAAGAGAAGGAGCACATAATGGAAACGAGGATATGGTAGTTGCTTGGGGTTATGGTTCTTTATATAATCATTGTTCTTTTAACCCAAATGCTACCTGGGTAGATCACGATGAATACAAAGCATTTAAATTTGTAGCAATACGCTTAATTGAACCAGAAGAAGAAGTTTGTATATACTATGGCGATGAATCTTATTGGCGAAGCAGAAAAGATGTGGTATTGGTTTGATTGTTAAACGTTATTTTATATATTAAAAGAAAAAAGGTTATCAATGGCAACTAAAAAACTGGATAAAGAGCACGTAGAATCAATACAAGAAATGAGAAAACAGTATGTAGAACATACAAGTGTACTAGGAAACATCTCAATTGAACAATATGCTTTAGAACAAAGAATTAAAATGTTAGAAGCAGAAAAACAAAACAAATTGCAACAAATTGAGCAATTGAAACAACAAGAATCGGAATTAATTGTGAAATTACGAGAACGATACGGAGAAGGTGAAATAAATATAGAACAAGGAACATTCACAGAAATTGATGTTTAGTAGTATTACGCTATATTTATAAATAAAATAATTACAGGAGTATCATAATGGCAGAAAGAATTGTGTCACCTGGGGTATTTACGAATGAAGTTGATCAGTCATTCTTACCAGGTGCCGTAGCAGAAATCGGTGCAGCAATTATAGGACCAACAGTTAAAGGTCCAGCACTAATACCAACACAGGTAACATCATACGAAGAATTTAGAGACATATTTGGATCATATACCGATGATTCATATGTACCATTCGTAGTAAATGATTATTTACGTAACGGAAACGTTATAACAGTAACACGTTTATTATATGAAGATGGATATACAATACCTAATGGGGCTTTAGCTGTAATAGCAAAATCAGGTTCTGGTGCGGGAGCAGTAGAAGTGGTAACACACGTGCTTCATCCAACACAACCAGTACTAGGAGCAGGAAGCGTTGTTAATGCAGATTATTTTGAAGATTCAGTAATAAATGACGATGCTACTGCAAACGCACAATTTGAATTCAAATATTCTGGATCATATGTAGCAGCAGCAGACACAGCAATTGGATTTGACGGATCATTCTTGGTAGCAGAAGGTGCATCTATTTCTGCTTCAATTAACAGAGCAGATCAAACATATATAACAAAAATATTTGGAACATCCCCTAAATCAGTTGATTATCCAGTATATGTGCAATACGAAGACCAAACTGCTACATCTCTATTTAATACGCTATCTGATGTAACAATTGAATTGGCTTCAGCATCAAATTATGCATTTGCACAAGACTATCAAACAGCTGCTACACCATGGATTACATCACAAAAGATTGGTAGCAACGCAGTTAATTTATTTAAAATTCACACATTATCTCATGGTACTGCTGTGAATCACAATATCAAAGTTGCAGTACGAGATATACAATTAGCTTCAGAAACGGGAGAAACAAACAACGGATATGGTCAATTTACTATTGATATACGACTTGTAAGAACTAGTGGGTTTGGTAGATATAAAGATTCACCATACGGAGAAACAACTGACACGGATCAACAACCAGAAATTCAAGAAACATTTCGAAATGTAAATTTAGATCCAACATCTCCTAGATATATTTTAAATGTAATTGGAGACCGTTATCAAACAGTAACAGATGCAGGAAAAGTTGTTATTAGTGGAGATTATCCTAATCGTTCTAAATATGTTAGAGTAGAAGTAACAGCCGGTGTTAAAAATGCAACCAATGATAAGTCATATGTACCGTTTGGTTTCCGAGCAATGAATTCACCAATACCAAACTTTAGTAGTAGTTTAAATTTACCAGCACTAACATATAAAACATCGCAATTAGATTCTAATTCAAAGTATAGTTCAGTTGTCTATCATGGATTTGATTTTACCGTAGATAAAAATTTAAATTATCTAGCACCTGTGCCAACCAGCGGATCTACAGTAGGAAACAATGTAGACTTTTATTTAGGTGATGTTCTTCAGGAAACAGGAAGTAACTTCCCAACTGCAACGTCACCATATACTGGATCGTTACAAGACGCACTAGTAGCAGGAACATTTACTAGTAATATTGCAACAAATACCAGAAGATTTATTGTTGGGACGCAAGGTGGATTTGATGGAGCTCGACCGAATCTAAAAAAATATTCTGGAGGAAATATTTCCGCAGCAAATACATTTGGATTTGATTGTAGCACATCTTCTGCTACCGGGACAAAGGCTTATCAAAAAGCTCTTACCATACTAAGCAATACTGATTATTATGATATGAACCTCATAGTAACACCTGGTATTATTGACAGTTTGCATAGCAATGTTTCTACCGCGGTTCGTAGTTTTGTTAGAGACAGGCAAGACACATTTTATGTAATGGATTCGAACGAATTAACAGACACTATATCAACAGTAGTAACACAAGTTACCAATCTAGATAATAATTATACAGCAACATATTGGCCGTGGGTTAGAGTGAATAATCCAATTAAAAATCAGCCAATTTGGGTACCGCCATCAGTAATTATGCCAGGAGTATTAGCAAACAATGACCGTTTAACAAAACCATGGTATGCACCTGCAGGATTAACTAGAGGTATTGTGAATGCATCTGATACTTATGAAAAACTAAGTCAATCGCAAAGAGACACATTGTATGAAGCTCGTGTCAATCCAATTGCATACTTTGCTAACGAAGGTGTTTGTATTTGGGGTCAAAAGACTTTGCAAGCTCGTCCAAGTGCATTAGATCGTGTAAATGTTCGTCGTTTGCTTATCACAGTTAAGAAGTTTATTGCGTCATCTACTAGATATTTAGTATTTGAACAAAACACTACCGAAACTAGAGACAGATTCTTGAGCATTGTTAATCCATATCTAGAACAAGTACGTGCACAACAAGGTTTATATGCTTTCCGAGCAGTAATGGATAATACTAATAACACTCCGGATCTAATTGATCAAAATATTTTATACGGTCAATTGTTTTTGCAACCTACAAGAACCGCTGAATTCATAGTGTTAGACTTTAATATTCAACCTACGGGAGCATCATTTCCTGATCAGGCATAAGAAAACATCAACTAAAACAAGTAAAAAGGTAGGATTTATTCTTGCCTTTTTTACTGTTCGTAATATTTATATTAAAATAACAAGGAACAACTATGGCTTTAGAACAACAATTAAACCCAAACCTAGATGCGTTAGATCAGATTAATCTGTTTAACAAAGCATTTTCATGGGAGCCTAAAAGAAAAAATCAATTTGTATTGTCAATGGCTGACACAGGTATTCCGGCATTCCTAGTTAAAATGGCTGATAAACCAAAGCTAGAAAATGGTGAAGTTACATTGGATCATATCAATGTGCAACGTTATATGAAAGGAAAAAGCAAATGGAGTACTTTGAATATAACCTTGTATGATGCAATTGTTCCATCTGGAGCACAGTCTGTAATGGAATGGGTTCGATTACATCATGAATCTGCAACAGGAAGAGACGGATATTCGGACTTTTATAAAAAAACAATTAAATTGTATCAGCTTTCTCCATTAGGTGAGCGAATTGAAGAATGGGTATTAAATGGAGCTTTCATAACAAATGCAGAATTTGGTGCATATGATTGGGGCTCAGATGCAGAAGTTCAAGAAATATCATTGACACTTAGATATGATTGGGCTTTCTTAAGCTTCTAATATTAATTTTAAAATGGGTAACATGATTTACCCATTTTTTATGTTCGCATATATTTATAATAAAGTTATAAAAGGAATAAAATGAGTAAAATGACAGACCGAATTTCAACAAGCCAACAAGCAGAAATTGCCCGGGCAGAATACGAAAAACAACAACGAAGCACCTTACCAAGCATCATAGTACCATTAGCATCAGCCGGTAAAATATATCCAAAAGATCATGTATTATCGGAAGGTAAAATTGAGATGCGTTACATGACTGCATATGATGAAGATATCTTAACTAATATCTCATACATACGAGAGGGCGTAATGATTGATAAACTAATACAATCAATCAGTTTAACCAAATTCAATGTAGCGGACCTGTCTAGTTATGATAAAGACTCACTACTTATTTACATTAGAATTCTATCATATGGTGCAGACTATGATGTTACCGTAACTGATCCAGAAACAGGCAAAGAACTACAACGCACTGTGAATTTAGACAAACTAAAAGCAAAAGCATTTTTATTAGCTGCCGACGATCGAGGAGAGTTTGAATATAAAACAAGCACCGACACGTTGAAATTCAAATACAATGTTACGGATATAGCAGATAAATCTCCGTCTGAATTCAGCAAACTAGTAATAACACAGGTAAATGAATCTAGGACCAGTGATACAATTGACCAATACATACGATATAAATTCATGGCAAAGGATTCCAGAAACTTTAGAAAATACTATGTAGATAATGCCCCTGGTTTAGACATGAACGTGGAATTTGAAGGTGAATCAGGAGGCACCTTTACTGCCAGGTTTCCAATCGGAACAGATTTTTTCTGGATTTAATTCCAATTACAGTGTACAACTTCACGATTCTTTGTTTGAACTAGTTTGGTTTGGCGAAGGTCGATGGGATTGGCATACTTTGTATCATATGCCTATACATATACGCAAATACTGGTTGGGTAAAATCAATGAAATTGTAGAAACAAGAAATGAGTCTATAAAACGATCTAGCGAAAGAATGTCTAAGTCGCTTCCAACAAAACGATAATTCAGATATTTATTAATATAATATGCAGAACAACAAGCAACATACAGACTTTATACGACGTTTAAAACAACGACCTAAGCAAGGAGGAGGCATCTTAGATGATATGAACGCTGCGTATGAAGTATTCAAAAACTTCTCAGGCGTAGCCTCTGACGTAGCAACTAAGCTCACCGCTAATATTACAACTTTAGGAGACTCATTAGCATCCACGTTCGGTGAATCTGCAAAGATACTTGAGGAAGTCCAAAAAGGATTTGAAGATTCAGCGAATGCTAGTGGTAACTATTTAGCTGGGTTAAATAAAAACTTAGCAGTAAATCGTGAACTTATAAAAATACAAACAGAATCGGCTAAAGCAACTTTAGTTTTCGAACAAAGGAACGCCAAACTAAATAAAACATTTGGTATAGGCGTGGAGATGGCAGCAAAATACTCTCAAGTTTATGCTCAGCATGCAGACGCATTAGGTATAACACACAAACAAGCCATATCATATGCCGGCTCTATTAACAACATTGTTACTTCTGTTAACATACTAGGCAAAGCACGGGAACGAGAATACAAAAACCTACTAGCAATTCAAAATGTATTAGTAACAAAAATGGGATTAGATGCCAAGTCTGCAGAAGAATTCACATATTATGCTGGGCAACAAGGAAAACATGCGGCTCAACAGTTAAAAGCTACTGAATTAGCTGCACAAAAAATGGACCAAGCGCTTGGAACTAATAATTCATTTCTAGTGATAACAGAAGAAATCGGCAAAAGTTCAGCATCTACACAGTTGCAATTTGGACGAATGGGTGGAAGTTTAGAATTAGCTGCAATAAAAGGACGAAACTTAGGACTAACTCTTGATCAGGTTTCTAGTATTGGTAACAAAATGTTAAACATAGAATCTAGCATTGGAGATGAACTAGAATACCAAATGCTAAGTGGTAAACGTTTGATTGGAGACAAAAAAGCGGCTAATGGATTGGCAGGTAAAAGTTTAACTAATGCATTCCGAGAAGCTGCCTTAATGGGAGACGCAAACAAACAAGCAGATGCCTTAAATGCCATATTAGAACAAGAAGGAGAAACGTTAACTAACAATGTTATGGCTAGACAACAAATGGCTAAATTGTTAGGGATGGAAGAAAATCAGTTAGCCCGAGCTCTTCAAAAGAAAAAGCTTCTTGAATCAATGGGAGCAGATGAAAAACTGTTTCAATTAGGAGGAAAAGAATTTCAAGCTGCAATAGAACGAATGCGAGATGCTGGCCAGGCTACTGATGATCAAATAAAAGAAGCGATAAAGCTACGGGATAATCGTACTACTGATCAGTTAATGCGAGAACAAGTAGATCTACTTGAAGATACAGCTGCATCCAATTTTTTACAAATTACACAAGCAGAAAAAATTGCTAAAAACAGTGATTATCAAATAGAGTTATTAGGAAAAATTGCCGGCGTGACTAAGGTTCGGTCGCAAGCAGACCTAGAAGATATCGGTCAAACAACATTGGCACTCGGCACATTGAGTCAATATTTAACTACACTAGGAAATATAAAATCAGCAAAGTTAGAAGCAGACGAAAAAGTGGAAGACTTCTTGGCAATAAATGGAAAACTAGTAAAATATCGAAAAGATGACTTGGTAATTGGAGGAACGTTTGGTGGAAACACGCAGCAAGTAATAAATTCTGTTTCCGGAGGTGGTGGCGGAGGAATGGGAATGAGCCCTGAACAATTTGCTGCAGCAATTGTAACATCCATGAAAAATCATGGAAAATTTGAAGTAACCATATCTGATGTAGATAAGTTGTTTAGTTAGAGGAACATATTATGAGTAATCCAACAATCGGAAATGAGTCACAGTTTACCAATCCAATACACTTGGATGGAAGACCCCCAAGTGAACTAACTAGTCCTATACTCGGTGCTACGCAGTTT